GGCCAGTGACCTTATTATAAGGGAACATCCCATTGCCCTGATAGCAAATATAAGACTTCCCTTTCAGATAAGCAGTCGTAACCATGCCTGCCATTCTCATTGACGTAGGGGCGCTTTGCCAATTATTATCCGGGGCCTTAACGTAATTAATCCCTTTGGCAGGGACAAAAATAACCGAAGGGTCAGTGCCGAATTGCAACTGAAATGCCGAATCAAAATCCTTTGCCCCAGGTAACCCAGGAGCAACTTGCGCGAATCCTACACTTTGCATCCCATGTGTAAACGGGAGGCAGTTATGTAAATATAAAAAAGACGGAATGCCAATAAAGGCATCCGCCTGACTTCCAGAATACTGATTCGTTACAACATAATCAGTATCAAAGCGACCCCTGCCAGCCACACTGGCGCCATAATTACTGGACACTAATGGAAAACTGCTGGCAGTCATATTAAGTCTAAACGTAGTACGAGACATTATTCCCACCTCGTTCTGAAATTCTACGAATCCTTGCCTGTGGATTTCCCACCATTAAGGCTTCTGTCTTGTATTTAACGGTTGCGCCACTTTCACTTCTGACGGTGGTGCTGCCAAGTCCTGCGCTAACTCCACTTTTACAAAGGGAGACTTCTCCTTTAACGTAAAGCGCTTCCGCTTGTCCATCAAAGATTTGTGTAGAGGCAGGCGTAGAAAAGTGTTCGACATAAACTGTATCCCTTGAGAAGGCATTTCTTGTTTTTATGTGGGCTTCCCAGGGTTCTCCTGAGTCCTTCCCTTCTAATTCCACTCCTGTAACTTTAAACTTACAAGTTGCGGAATTCGAACTTACTTCTAAATCCGCTTGGGAATTAAGACTAAAGGTGTCTACGTTCCGTTTAAAATCTACACCTTCAATTCCGATTAAAGTGCAAGCCGCCGAGCAAAAGATCTCCACGCATTGCAGCCAATCCTTTGGGCAAGGCATTCGGATTCTTGCGGGGATAGTCCCAGGAATTACCTGAGTGCGAACACAGAAATTATCGTTTTCAAAATCCCGAACTGTTACAGTTACCTTCTGCACACAAGTTGAGCTTAATACAAAATCCAATTGCAGAAAATTCCGTAATTGCGAAATCTTCTGGAAACTGTTCCAGCCCGGCCGCAAATTAAAAATAACTCCGGCGGTGGTCTCTTCTTTTTCCACGCTTGCAGAATCAAAGAACTCCATACATGGCATCGTAAAGATCAGCGGCTCCGTAGGTTTAGTCTCCATGGATAGCCCCTGAGTTTAAAATGCTTGAATCCGCGGATAATAATTCTTCCCGCATGATCTCAGGATTATGTAGCTGCGTGACCCGATCTGCGTAAAGCCGCTGCTTATCAGTCTGGCCGCATTCACCAAAGATAATACTTGCCACTTCCTCTACGATTCCGTTCCCGTAAGTTTCTGCAATCCAAGAATAAAACTTAGTATCCGTAACATCTGGTTTCCCAAGCATCGCAATCAGCAATTCATTATGAGGAGCCGCAGTTTTAACATGCAGCGCGTGGCCTAATACATACCAGCAATTAGTTTTCCCCCTAGAAACTCCAGGAAGAATCGCATCAATTCCTAATTTCTCCAGTGGCTTAATTATTCCTGGGACTCCGATTTGCAAAATATCCCGATGCTTCGGAATTGTAGTTAAATCTACCGTGCGCGAAGTAACCGAAGAAGTGGCTTCCCATTGAATCACTTCCACATCGCGCCAAAATCTTTCCATTCGGTGCTTACTTAAAATCACAGTCTTAGTATGCCGAATAATATCATCCCTGCGTTCAGGATGTTTTGACAACTCAACACAGCCTTGAACTAATTCTTCAAGCTGCGGAGATAATTCTCTGTAAGCCATTAGATAACTCCCATTGCTAATTCTGGGGATAATTCCGTAACGCCAGACATTTTGCGTAATTGTGCGGCTTCATTAACCGAATCCGTCAGGTAAACACCATTTTTAGAGAAACGCTTTTTGCTCTTTTCTCCGTTAAGCCAAATACAAGCACCACTTGGGCCTAAGAAAGTAATCACATTTGGCATATCAGGCTTTAATCCTGTAGGCTCCACTAAAGTCTTAGGAGTCGGTGGCGTAGCTAAATTAACACCTTGTTTTGACAATCGACTAGCAATTAACGCAGCCATAGAACCCATACCTGGGCCAGTAGTTTCTAATGCCATAATAATTCACCTGTAATATTTAAGTTGTTTTGTCCAGATAGCAAAAAGGGAGGAGAATTACCTCCTCCCTTTCCCTTATAACGCCTAGAACTAAGCGTTAATCACGCCGCATTCCGCATCCGATACCAGCACATTAGGGTCATCACAAGGATCTTTAACGCAAGCGCTAACAGAAATTTGCGATAAGCTAACGTTATTTAACGTGGCGCTATTTGCAATGTAGAAGCTAACTACATTAACTTTACCCCAAGGCTCGGCACCTTGAATCATGTTTTCCACGTAAGCTGGAAGCGTAAACGTCACGCTGCCGTTACCAGAACCATCCGCAGTAATCGTTTGGATTCCGTTAGGCGTCACAACATTATAAGCCTGCGCCGCTTTATTACCGGTAATCGTAAGCGTAACTTGCGTCCCACCTGCTACCGCACCAGATTCGCAAGGATGCGAGATGCTAAATTGCGCGTAATAAGTAGTCGGCAAAGTTGGGCAAGGTTCGCACGCAACATCGCAGATGCCAGTAATCACAGCATTAGCACTTGGCAGCGATAATTCCAGCGTGAGTTCCGTTAAGAAACTACCGCCTTCAGCATCAATACCAGCATCAACCGCAGCGCTTGCATCTTCCGAATTTACACGGGAATTAAACGCGCGGTGCGTAGTCTTGCGACCCTCCAGATTAAGCAATTTAAGCGTGCTCAAATCCAGAACTAACATCATCCGTGACCAGTCAGGATTAATGTTAAACAGCGGATGCTCCATTACCTTATAGTTACCACGAGTGGTAATAAACTCAGAGAAGCGATGACCGAATTTCGTCTGGCCATTAACCAGATTCTTTTGGCCGCTGTAATTACCAAGCTGATTAATTGCCTTAACAGCAATCTTACCGCCGAACAGAATACGATCATTCATATTCGTGCTGTCAGTGTTATAATCAAACACTGGGTCAAGCATATCTTCCAGCATGCCCATCGTAATTACGCTTGGCGACAGATGATAATTCTCAGGTGCGTATTGACGCATTAAACTAAGAATACCGTCCATTTTGCGCAATGGCTGGCCGTTCATAACAGTCTCAACACGCTGACCGAACAGGAGATTCATTTCCATATCTGTAGCATGTTGCACCATTGCTTCGCGACGATTCTTAGTCAGTGGGTTTTCCCCAAACTTACTAAGTTTCATCGCAGCAGTCGTACCAGAAACTGCCCAAGAATCACGGAAAATCTGCGTTACGTTCGAAAGATCCTGACCATTACCCCCCACACGAGCTTGTGGACGTAAAGAACTTTCTTCAAACGCAGTAGAAATACGCCAGAGTTCTGTGCCAGATGGAATTACTTGTGGCGGAACGGTACCAAAACCGCGTAAGCCCAAAATCGTAAATTCATCAATCACACTTTGCACACGAATGTGCTCATGCGTTCCGTTAACTTGGATAACCACGCCATTTGTGAATTGCGTAGCATCAGCAACAGGAATTCGGGAAGCCGTGCCTTTGGCAGCAGCCACCACAGCCGCAGTAGTTGCGGTATGTGGAAATTCTTGTTGTTCAATTTTCCAAGTGTGAGTTGGAACATTTAACGTGCCAGTTTTAGTCAGGGCAGTAAAGCCCAAAAGTGGCATCGAACCGCCAGGAAAGCGTTTAAAAACCGCCCCCTGGAAACTTTGCAGCATTACATCTTCAGGATTGAAGTTTGTGCTATTAAAAATACCTAAGGTACTCATTCTATCATCTCACTTTGCTAATTAATTAAAGAAGTCGTCGCCAAAATTATCTGTAATTCCGGCGGGTTTCAGGTTTCCTGTATTTGTATTTGTTTTATTCTGAGGCACCAAACCATTTACAAGGTTTGTAATGTGTTTAGTTGCATGCTGGGTAATTTCTTGCTGAGTTGCCTGTGGATATTGGGCAGTTAAGCTAGAAACTAACGCGTCATAAACTGGTTTGTAAGCTGGGTTAGCTAACATTGGGTTAGCCTCAAGAACACCAGATTGCACTGAGCGTTGCGCTAAAAGTTGCGAAAGCTCAGTGGTTTTAAACGTCTCAAACCCATGATTAATTCCATGTTCTGCCAGCTTGATCGAATTCTTGGCTGACATACTGAGACCTAGCTGGAAAACCTGATCAAGGATTCCGGAAAGAGCAGCCGCTTTTTCTTGATTACCGTCGAAAAGCGAATTTAGAATCTCTGGCTTAATCGTGGTAGAAACCCGAGCGGCGCCTAATGCTTTTGAAAGCGCTTCGTCTGTGAAATCTGCGTAAGCGCCTTTAGGTGCATTTGGTCCAGAGGTTGCAGCTGCGGCAGCGGCTGGGGCTTTCCAAAGATCTGCAAGATTATTAAGTCCTGCGTCGAGTTCAGAAATTGCTGGTGCCGTTGTAGTAGTTGTAGTTCCGGGAGCCGTTGTTCCTGTTGCTGCCGCCGTTGCAGTTCCTGGGGCCGGTGCACCATTATTTTGCGAAGCCCCGCCACCTGAACTTTTACTTCCGCCAAAATTAAAGAAATTCTGCGCTGGGTAACGATTAAGCCACATGTTTATTCACCTATAAGAGTTGTTAGAATTGCTATTTGGCCAGTAAAAATATGCCAGTTAGCTTTAAAATCACTGGCTTCGGGGTTGAGCATCAGCTTACCGACCACTGCCATAGTTCGCATATTATGCAACAAATGCCGTTGCTCAGGTGTGAGGGATTCTGCGATTTTATCTTTTCGCGGAACACCGCTTTCATCTTGTTTGTCTAGGTAATCATAATATTCAAATTGCCTTACGGTGTTAGCCATAATGTCTGCTTGTTGGGTACTCATAATTTCTACTTTCGCTTATTGTGTTGGAGTTTGATTAGCGCTGACAGTCCCAGGAACCTGCCCACCTGCGGCAGCTTGGGCCGCCAGTTGTAATTGTTGTTGCTGCATTGCTTTTTGTTCTTGGGTGAATCGGAAAGATTCTATCCGGCGGAACCCACTTAACTTTGCGTAATAAGCGAACATAGAAACTACGTCAAATTCCTGCGCCAGTGCTGGGTTAGCTTGCGTTGCTTGCAGAACGTTACCTAAAACTGGGAGCATTGCTTTAGCTGCACTGGCCGCTAATCCATCACCGAGTTCGAATTCAATTAATCCTTTACGCAACGTGGCAATATCTATTTTTAATGGCTGTCCAGTTGACGAATCCGTAATCACTTCATTCGCTTTATATTGCAGAATGTTAGCTTTAATCATTTCCTTAATCGGAGTAAAGAATCCAGTCTCCAACATAATTGCCATTAGCAACATTCTTGATTCCGTGCCCTGCACTGTCTCTTGGAATTGATTATCTGTCTTATTTCCTTTTACGAAATTACCCTGAAACGCTGGATTTTGCCCACCTACTTTATCTCCGAAAGTCGAAATCTGAGCGGCTTGATTCATCCGTAACCCAAGTGCTGGGTCATTATAAGGGATTTGATAATAAGCCAATGCTGGGTTAAAATTCATACTCGCAGCACCGCCGCGAAGTGGAATCTTACTGCTGCCAGATTTACTCCGTAAATTCTGAGGGTCAATATAAAGTGGATTATAAATCGCTCGATCGCCGATAACCCTATTTGTGCTTTTTAATTCCGCAGTCCAAAGCTTACTGGCCATCCGCTGAATATCTTTTAGATTCTCCGCGTAACTTACCGTTTGGTAATCTAATCCGTCACCTAATGGCTGGCCAAAAACCATCGGTAAATATTGATGCATATTAGTCTGCTGCTGTGCGAAAGCCAAAACGTTATTAACGTAAATTAACTTCCAAATTTGCGGCATGGCTGAGCCCGGAAAATTCATCCCGAATTCATCTGGCACGATCCGCACATATAATTTAAAAACATGATAGCCTTTAAATTG